TCGGCCAGTGCGAGCGCGCCAACCGCCACGGCACCGGCCTCGCCTGGCTGAACGGTCGTCGCGTCGAGTACGTGAAGAATCTCCCCATCGCGGAGATTCACCGCCTGCTCGCCGACATCGCCGGTCCTGCCATCGTCCACTTCCGCATTGCCAGCGTCGGCGGCGTGGACCCGCAGCTCTGCCATCCATTCCCCATCACGCACCGTGCGGAGCTGAGACAGCAGGGCACCGCGCGCAGCGTCCTCTTCCACAACGGCACATGGGCCGAGCATCGCAGCGCCGCCGCGCACTACGGCCTCACGTTCCCGAAGCGCGAGCCGCTCAGTGATACTCGCATCGCCGCCTCACTCATCGCCCGCTTCGGCTTCGATTGGCTGAAGCGCGCCGACTACTGCCGCTGGGCATTGCTCGATCGCAAAGGCATCCGCCGCATCGGACACTGGCACGAAGTGGACGGCTGCCACTACTCCAACCTCGGCTGGCAGCCTCACACCTTCGGCGGCTCCTACGAATACTTGCAGCCGGGATTCTTCGACGAGGACGGCGACTCCGATCCGGAGGCTGCGTAAGCATCGGCCCTGCCAGCGTGACGGAAAGTGAGCGCACGATTGGAAGTGCGCGACGTCACGACTGGCGGTGGCGAAACTCTCACCGTCGAAGGAAAACCCTTCGGCACACAAACCAAACCGGGAACAGGCAACCCGCCCAAAGCGCCAATCCAAACCATGAACCCATTGACCCACATCCGCCGCCTCGCCATCGGCAAGGCCAACACCCTGCAACGCGCAGCGCGCCATCTCCCACAGCTCGCCCCGGCCTTCGCCGAGTGGAGCGGCGGCGAGATATACATCTGCCGCAAGACAGGCTCCTACCGCTACCGCTTCGGCGACGCCTCGAAGAGCATCACCCCGTGGGACGCCCTCGCGCGCGAACTGTTCGCCACGCCCGCCGCATTCGCATTCGCCGCGCTCGTGTTGGGGCCCGCGCCGCGCATCCCCGCGCCCAAGGTCGCCGCCAAGTCCGCGCCCGCGCAGCCAAACGCATCCGCAGTCTCTAACGGTGGCCGCGTGAACGTCATCCAACTCGCCCAAGCCGCCTGAGTCATGCGCACGCTCACCGTCTCCACACTCTACCGGCAGCCGGCCCGCGCACGCGGCCATGGCGGGAAATCCGCCGAGCCAACGCGGCGCGTCCCGCACATCCGGCTCTCCGGGCAATGGCTCGAGCGCCACGGCTTCACGCCCGGCGCGCGCGTCCACGTCGTCCAGAACGTCCAAGGCCAGCTCGTGATCACCGCCGCACTATGAGCACACCCGCCACACTCATCGGCCCCGCCGCCTCCGTCCTGGCAGCGGCGCGGGCCATCGCCGCGCGACGCAACCCGCTCGCGCTGCTGCTCGATGGAGATCCCGGCGTCGGCAAGACAGCCATCGCCGACACGCTCGCGCTGGAACTCACCGGTTCGAAGTTCGCCATCGGCCACGTCAACGGCCAGTCAGTCAGCGCCGACCTCGTCCGCGAATGGCGCGAGCGCAGCGCCTACGGCAACCTCTTCTCCCCGCGCACCTGCAAGCGCGTGGACGAACTCGACAAAGCCAGCAGCGCCGGCGTCGCCGAGCTGCTCACGCTCCTCGACTACATGCCCACCGGCTTCGCGATCATCGCGACGACCAATGACTTCGCCGGCCTGCGGTCCTCGTGGAAGGGCCGCTTGGAAACACGCTTCGTCCGCCTCCGCGTCGAGTCACCGTCCATCACGGAAGTCGCACCGTGGCTCTCCAGCCGCTTCCGCATCACGCAAGCGCAGGCACAAGCCATCGCACGCGGCGCAGTGCCCGACGGCCAGCTCGACGGCGTAAACGTCCGCGCCGCGCTCCTCGATGCCGACGCACTCGTCGCCATCCAATCCGCCGCATCACTCCCATCGGTCCCATCGGTCCCATCACCACGGAGGCCGCGCCCATGACCTTCTCCGAACTCACCACACCCGGAGGCCACCGCGTCGGCGAAGTCGCCAGCGCCATGCAAAAGTGCATCCGCCGCGGCCTCGCCGACGACGCGCTCTATTGGGCAACCGAACTCGACCTCGCAGGATTCGGCGAATACGTCTTCAAGCGCCTCGTCATCATCGCCAGCGAAGACGTGGGGCCCGCCGACCGCTACGCCTGCGTCATCGTCTCCACGTTGCGCGAGTCATGGCGCGACCAACGCAAGAAGAAGGACGAACGCCACGCCCCCGAGCGCCTGTTCCTCGTCCACGCCGTCCACTACCTCGCGCACGCACCCAAGTCCCGCATGGTGGATCACGCCCTCATCGTCCACTACGAAGGCCCGCGCGAACGCCGCGAGATTCCAGACTTCGCCCTCGATCTCCACACACAGCGCGGCAGAAGCCGCAAACGTGGCCACGCCCACTTCTGGCAGCACGGTGCAGCCATCCACCCCGCCGCCAATCTCGACGACCCCTACGCACAGCAGGCCCGCGAGATCCGCAGCGACAAACAGACAGCCCTCCCCGGATTCGAGCCGTAGCGATTGACGGCCCGCCAACGCCGTGGCCATCAAGCTCACAGACGAAGACCTCGCCAAGTTGCAGGACAAGCAGCTCGCCAACGTCCTGCGCAAATTGAACGACGGCAAGACGCTCACCGCCCGCGAGGAAGCCATCCTCGCCCGCGCCCGCACCGCCGGTCCCGCGAAACTTCCGCCCGGCACCTGGCAGGGCGTGCTCTTCGAGCCCGTCGCCACCGAAGGCCACGGAGGCTATGCAAAGAACTGGAGCGAACTCGCCGACGCGCTCAGCAAATCCGGCGTCCCCATCACGCGCCGCGCAATCCAGGAATGGCGTCACGACCCGCGCTACAAAGCCGACCTCCCGCCCGATCGCGCAGACGGCCGCAAAGATGTAGCCGCATGGCTCGCCTTCATGGTCAAGCACGGGCTGAAGCGCGCCGACGACCACGTGGCCAGTCACCAGTCACCAGTCACCAATCACAACTCCGAAGACCCCGCACACGCACCCGGCTTCATCATGCCCCCGCCCATCGGCGGATGTGCCGCCGACTGGAACAAGGCCGGCGCGATGATCGACTACGAGCGCAACAAGCTGAAGCTCGAAACGCAGCGCGGCACGCTCCTCGTCGCCAGCGAGCTGGAAGTCCCCCTCGGCGCGACGTTCGTCGTGCTCTCGCAGAAGCTCTCGCAATTCCCCGAGCGCGCCGCCCCGCAAGTCGTCGGCTTCGTAGACGTGAACGAAGTCATCGGCATCCTCCGCGCCGAGATCGAAGGCGACCTCGGCGACCTTCACGGCGCGCGCTACCTCGACACCACGCTCGATCGAATCCTCGACGAACTCCCATTCGACGCCGAAAGCACGCGCCTGCTGCAGCTCGTCAGCTTCGACGGCCAACCCGGCGCGGATTGCGCCGAGAGAAAGTCCGCCCTCCGCGAACTCATCGCCCGCGTCGCCCTCGAAACCCTGCGCACCATCGGCGCGCGTGTCATCGCCGAGATCCACCAGGGCGAACCCGCCCCGGAAAAAATCCCCGCTGCACCCGCGGACGCAATCGAGGAACCCGCTCCCCAGATTACCCCGCCCACTTCCCATACAGCCCCGCAGAAATCGCCACGCGCAAAAGCGACGAAGCCTCGCAAGCGCAAGCCGCGCGCCGCCGACTAGTCACTGTTCACCAGTCACCAGTCACATCCCGACCGCTGACATGCCCCGCACGTCATGTCCGGTTTCCTCAATACCCTCTCGTGGCTCGGCGCTCTCATCCGCGCCACGCTCCGCCCTCGCCCGCGCACTCGCCTCTGGGAGTGGGCCGATCGCAACGTCATCATCCCCGACGAGTCCGGCGGACCCGCGCCCGGCCAGCTCAACACCGGACGCTTCGCCATCTTCCGCGGACTGCACGACCTCGCGCAGAAACCCGGCGTCCACTACTTCGCACTCTGCGCCAGCGCGCGCGTGGGCAAGACACTCTTCTCCATCGTCATCCTGCTCTACTGGCTCGCCGAGCGCGTCGGCTGCGTGGTGTGGCTCGATCCCTCCACGGCCTCGCTGAAGAAGTTCGTGCGCAGCGAACTCGATCCATTCCTCCGTCAGTGCGGCGTCGTGCGCGCGCTTGCCATCATCAGCAAGACGACGTGGACCGTCTTCTGGAAGACCTTCCGTGGAAAAGTCCTGCGCATCGTCGGCTCCGGAGCCGAGGCCGACATGCACGGCTTCAACGCCGAGCTGGCCATCATCAACGAACTCGACCGCTGCCGAGGCGCGACCGACGCCGACGCAAGCAGCCCCGACAAGATCATCGCCCGCACGCGACTCTTCCCGCACACGCGCTTCATCCTGGAGAACAGCACACCCGGCGTCGCCGGAGAATTCTCCCCCATCTGGCAAAAGTTTCAGCGCGGCTCGCAACACCACTGCTACCTCCCATGTCCGCACTGCAGCGCCGCAAGAAAGGCCACCGCGGCGAACGCGGCGAGTGCAAAGAAATCCGCCACGCAAACTCCAGCCCGAGCTTCTTCCGCCGCGCCCGCCGCGACCGCCGCGGTTCATTCCGACCCGTGGCCCATCGGCTGGAGCGAGCTGTCCCTCGATCCCGACCTCACCGGCTGGCAGCGCCTCACCTTCGCGAGCGAGAAGAAGCTCGTCCCATTCGACGCCGATCTGAACCCGCTGCTCGACAAGAAAGGCAAGCCCGCCGATCGCGAGCACTGGCGCGAAGAAACCACCGGCCAGATCCGATTCGAGCAATTCGCGAAGTGGGGCGAGCGCACGTCGCCACACGACGCCACCAAGCGCGAGCGCTACAAGATCGGCTACGACGTGGATCACGTCGAGCACGGCGCGAGCTACCAGTGCGCACACTGCAAGAAGGACATCACATTCGTGCAACTCCGCTGGATGCTCGCGCGCTATCGCTGGGTCGCGCACAACCCGCACGCACCGCGCGATCGCATCAGCGCGCACGTCTGGGCCGCCTACTCTCCGTTCGAGGGATGGGGCATCATCGCGAAGGAATTCATCGAAG